GGGACAACTTCAACAAATTCATGGGCGAGCAAGACGGTCCCTTCGACGAAAACGCCACCGAATACATCATGCCCACCGTCACCTCGCCTGCCGGGGGCTGGGACACCGAATCGCTGGCCGACTACATGGGAATCCCCGTCGGCTTCGAAGGCATCACCACCAACGCACTTCCGCTTCGCAGTTATTTGCTCATCTGGAACGAATGGTTCCGCTCGCAAGAGCTTCAAGAGCCTGCGAACGTCTCAACTGACGATGGTCCCGACTTCTTCGGCGACTTCGTCACCAAATTTCGTGGGAAACGCCACGACTACTTCACCTCCTGCCTGCCGTATCCGCAACGCGGTCCGACCGTAGAGCTTCCGATCGGCGGGACCGCTCCACTCGTCGGCATCGCGCAGGCTCAATCGTCCGGGACTGGGTTCCCGGTCTTCTCTTCGCTTCTGGAGCCCATCACCGCCGGAGCCTATTCCGTCGACGGTCCTGGCTCCGACCTGTCCATTGTCTGGACCGGCGAAACAAACGCCAACGCTGCCGAGAATCCTCTCGCGTGGTCCGACCCTGCCCTGTCGGTCGACCTCTCCCTGGACGCCGGTTCCGGCGCTCCCTACGCGAACCTCGGCGCTGCTTCCGCGGTCTCCGTCAACGACTTCCGCGAAGCCTTCCAAATCCAGAAGCTCTACGAACGTGATGCACGCGGGGGCACCCGCTACACCGAAGTCATCCGTTCTCACTTCGGCGTCGTCTCCCCTGACGCCCGAATGCAGCGACCGGAATACCTCGGCGGCTCGTCCGACCGAATCAACGTCCACCCGGTCGCGCAAACCTCCACGACGGATTCTCAACCCTCGCCACAAGGTTCCCTTGCCGCCTATGTCACCGGCGGCGGCTCTGGCCGGGGCTTCGTCAAATCCTTCACCGAACATTCCGTCGTCATCGGTCTCGCCATGGTGCGAGCCGATCTCACCTACCAACAGGGCCTCAATAAGATGTGGTCGCGGTCTACCCGCTTCGATTACTACTGGCCCTCCTTCGCCCACCTGGGCGAGCAAGCCGTGCTCTCGAAAGAAATCCTCGCGGCGGGCACTCCCGCCGACGACGACGTCTTCGGCTATCAGGAACGCTATGCCGAGTACCGCTACAAGCCTTCTCAGGTCACCGGCAAATTCCGTTCTTCCGATCCACAGTCCCTCGACGTCTGGCACCTGGCCCAGGATTTCGGCGCACGGCCTACCCTCAACAGCGACTTCATTGAAGAACGCCCGCCCATCGGGCGTGTCATCGCTGTGCCCTCTGAACCCGAGTTCCTCTTTGACTCGTGGTTCACCATCAAACACGTCCGCCCCATGCCGGTCTACTCCGTCCCCGGCCTGATCGACCACTTCTAATGATTGGCGAATCAATGGCCGCTGCCGGCCTTCTCGGCGGACTCTCCCTCGCTGGCTCCGGCATGTCTGCCGGGGTCAGCGCCGTCAATACCAACCAAGCCTGGAAACGACAGAAAAAGGTCATGAAGCGCCAAATTCAGTGGCGCGTAAAAGATCTGCGGAAAGCAGGTCTCAATCCCGTGCTCGCTGCTGGAGCCGGGCTGGGTGGCGGCGGTGCTCCTTCCGTCGCCACCCCCATGACTCCTGACTTCGGTCAGGCTCTTTCCTCGGGTGCTCGAGCTGGCCTCGAGGCAGCCCGAAACAAATCTGTCGTCAAAAACACTCTTGCTCAGGCTGGCGCGGCGACCGCTCAGGCCAACGCGCAAAACGCCGTCGCCGACCGCCAACGTGTCGGCATCGAAACCGAACGCGCTCAGCAATCTCAACTTCGAGCTGCCGCCGAATCTCAGGCGGCCAACGCCGAAGCCACTCGCGTCAACGCCGAGCTCATGCGAGCCCGAATGCCGGAGGCCAAAGCCATCGGCGATCTCTGGAACGGGACCTGGACCGGCCCGATCATGCAATTCCGCCACATGCTGGGCGGTTCCTCCGTTCCCCTTCCCATGGTCAACCCCGCACCGCGCGGCGTCTACAAGCCTCCGCCCGGCTCCCCCCCGTCGCCCCGCAATCGCACCGACGGTCCCTTGAAACCCACACCCGGCGCGCGCCGCCTGCGAGCAATCAAATGACCCTGATCCGAAAACCCTACGATCGCACCCGGCACTCCCTCGTCACCTCCGACGAGGGGGGAGCCCAACAGTCTCACGCTGCCTCGTGCGAGATCAACTCGATCCTCGCGAACTACCAACAGGCAGGCACCATTCAGCACCTCAACCGCGCTGAGCCGCTCTATGCCGACCTCTTCCGTACAACGGACCTCCACACCGCTGTCGAAACCGTAAAGGCCGCTCAGGCCGGTTTCGACGCTCTCCCGGCAACCGTCAGGGCAGCCGCACTCAACGACCCCGTCAAATTCGTCGAGATGCTTCGCACCGATGAGGGTCGCGAGCGTCTCGCCGCTGTCGGCCTGGTCGTCCGCGACCAAGCCGACCCACCCCCCTCGTTGCCTCCTGAAAACACGGCAACCACCGAAGATCCGCCGCCGCCGAGCGGCGGATCTGAGCAGGACTCTTCTACTTGATTCTATAGTCCTAACTGACCGGACCTCCCCAAACGCCGAAAACTTGATATAAAACAACCACCTCCAACCCCAATAAATCACCGGCCCGAACTAACACTTTCAAAAAACACAAGGAAATCAAACAGTTATGAAACGCCGACGTATGTCCCGCTCCCGCTCGAAGAAAAACTTCCGATCTGGCACCGGCTCAAACCGGAAAAATCACACGGGCCGACCCATGAGAGGTGGCTGGCGACTGTAAATGGCTTGCCTTCATCCCGTCCCTGCAACCCAGGACGACTCAGGGCTTGTGACCCTGCGCCAAACTTCTCTTGAGGCTCAAATGGAGGACGGTCAATACCTCGAACTCGCCTGCGGCCGCTGCGGTAGCTGCCGCTCCCGCCGGGTCCGCTCCTGGGCGATTCGCTCTCACCACGAAGCCCAAACTTCAACCAGACTCCACCGTGGGAAACACGTCTCCAATGGCTGCTTTGTCACTCTTACTTACGATGACGATCACCTTCCTCGGGATGGCTCTCTTGTTGTCAAACACTGGCAAAACTTCGCCAAAAAACTCCGTCGAACGCTGGGCCCCTTCCGATTCCTGCACTGCGGCGAATACGGGCCCAAAAATCTTCGACCCCACTACCACGCCTGCCTCTTCGGCATCGACTTCCATGCCGATCGTCAACTCTGGGAACAATCTGACGGACGCACCACTTGGCTGTCCGAAACGCTCTCTGACGTCTGGGGAAAGGGCTTCACAACTCTGGCACCACTCAACTTCGCAACCGCTTCCTACGTCGCTGGGTACGTCTTCAAGAAGCTCAAAAACGCAGACCACCTCGAAGAGCACGCCGTCTACGGCGCAACCGCAGAACCCCTGTCGGTCAAAACACCCGAATACGTCACCATGTCCCGACGTCCGGGCCTGGGCACCGCTTGGCTCGATCGCTTCTGGCGGGACGTCTACCCCGCCGATGCCGTAATGATCGACGGCAAGTCCTACCGCCCGCCCAAATTCTACGACCAGTACCTCCGCGACCACGACCCCGTCTTGTATGACGAGGTCATCTCCAAACGCATGGAGTGGCTGGAAAGCCAGCCTCCTACGTGCCAGAATCAACTTCTCGCCCGCAGGGCAAACCACGAGGCTCGAATGAGCCTCTCAAATCCGAGGGACAAAGCTTGAATCTCTACCGCGTGCTCGACACCAAGGCCGAGGCTTACAACAAACCCATCGTCTTCGAGACCGATGGCGTCGCGATCCGCGCCGCCGCCGAAGCCGTCAACGACACCGAGAATCCGATCTCTCGCAATCCCGAGGATTACATCCTCTTTCACGTCGGCTCGTTCGAAAACTTCCCCGCAGACATTGTCCCCTGCGAACCTCGGAGCGTCTGCTCCTTCATCGACCTGGTCGAACGCGATCACTCGTCCACCGCCAAACTCACTGGAGTCGCCTAATGGCCGTATCAGCCCGACCTCGAGCCGGAGGCTCTTCCCACTTCTCGCAGGTTCCCTCTGTCTCGATCCCGCGTTCAGCGTTCAACCGATCGCACGGCCACAAAACCACTTTCGACTCGGGCCGACTCATCCCGATCTACGTCGACGAGGCTTTGCCCGGCGACACGATCAATCTGTCACTCTCGACCTTTTGCCGAATGGCAACTCCGCTCAAACCCGTGATGGACAACCTCTACCTCGACACGTTCTTCTTCGCCGTCCCGTACCGACTGGTCTGGGACAACTTCAACAAATTCATGGGCGAGCAAGACGGTCCCTTCGACGAAAACGCCACCGAATACATCATGCCCACCGTCACCTCGCCTGCCGGGGGCT